TATCTTAACATTAATTTGTAAGTACCAAGATCAAGAAAGAATTATTAGATTACGAAATCAGTTTGTACCTATGAACCCTAGAGAGTGGGTAGATAGATACAACGCAACAGTACAAGTTGGACTGGGTACAGGATCACAAGATCAACGACTCGAAGTCTTAGGTCGTGTTCTTGCAGTACAAGAAAAACTTATTGGTGCTGGTGGTATGGGTATAGTAGATCCTCAAAAGATCTATAACACCCTAGAGAAATATTTAGAGAACGCTGGGTACAAAGACGCAAGTCAGTTTTTTAATAACCCACAAACTATGCCAAAACAACAACCTCAACAAAAAAAACCTGATCCAGCTATACAATTAGCACAAGCAGATTTACAAAGACAACAACAAAAAGATCAAGCTGAAATACAACTGAAAGCACAAAAGTTAGAACTCGATCAGCAAAAATTAGCATCACAATTAATTAAAGAAGATGATGCTAAAGATACACAAAAAGAAAAACTAGCAACACAAATATTACAACAAGGAATTAAAAGATAATGGCAACCCCTAATATGCCTTCTTCGGCACAAGATATTATAAATAACTTTTTATCAGGTGGATATGCAAGTCAAGCACAAGCTAATCCATTTAGAGTCAATGTCGATCCTTTTCGACCACCTGTAGATACACCTGAAGAAGATAAATCACCTACTGATCCTTGCCCTGAAGGTTATATTTATGATCCAGTAATAAAAAGTTGTGTTCCTATTCAAGACGTATCAAGCGATAGCAATACATCTGATGAAAAAGATCCTAATGCTATTATTAGGCAAATGGAAAAAGATCCTACAACAGGATTTGGTGCATCAAGTATTTTAGATGACTATATTACACAAGGATTAGGTGAAGGAACTTTTATAAAGTTTGATCCTAATATTGGTAGATTAGGAGCTGGAAGTATTAGCCCATTATTAGCTATTGGTGGAGGATTATTAGACTCTTTAACTGGGGGAGCGAACAGACGAGAAAATTTATATAATGATGCCCTTCAATATATGATGGATAATCAATATGGTAAAAAAGTAGGTAGTGATTTATTTAAATTTTATAATCCTAGAGAATATTATAATCAAGTAAGCAGAGACATGGTTGATCCAAAAGAACAAATGGAATCACAAAATATGACAGTAGGCACTGCTGTTGAACAAATGATGAGGAATGAACCTAGTGAAGGTGGTGGATCACCAATAGCAGAGGATTTATCAGGTGGATTGTTATATACCAGTCCATTAACATCTCAAGATTCAAGTGGAAACCGAACAAGAAACGATGATGCTTACAGAGCCGCATTGGCAAGAAATGTAAAAGCTAATCCATTTAAATTTAGAAGTAATATTGGTGGAACTGGAAGGGCTGGTTTCTTAGGTGGTAGATAACGAAATTAAAAGAAGCGACCAAGCAAAAAGAATACTTGAAGATGAAATATTTATAGAAGCAGTAAACAAAATTAGATCAGAGTTAAATACCGAATGGTTAAACTCTGACATAAAAGATTCAGAACAACGAGAAAACATCTTTGTCATGAGAAGAATGTTAGAGGTTGTCTTGATGCAAATACGATCAGTTATGGAAACAGGCAAGATCGTACAAAAATAACAGGAGTAAAATATGGCAGAACAACCAGTAATGGACTCTGCAACAGAGACTCAAACAGAGTCTGTTGCACCAACGCCCAAGTCTCTCAATCAAGGAGAGGCGGCTGAAGCACTGAAGAACTTATTTAATATTAACGCCTCAGAGACTCAGGAAACAGCAAGTGAAAAATCAAAGAAAGAAGTAAGCGACTCGGAAACGAATATCGAAGATGCTTTTAATGATGAAGAACTTATAGATCAAATTGAAGATGAACAACCATCTGAAAGTAATCAGGAACTTTATAAAGTTGTTGTCGATGGACAAGAACAAGAAGTCAACCTAGAAGAACTCACGAAGGGTTATTCTCGACAAAGCGATTATACTCGTAAAACCGAAAAGCTATCGCAAGATAGAAAAAGTGTTGAAGAATTAAAAAACGAATACACTAGGCAAAACGAGGAGGCTAAAATCAAACGAGATCAATACGAGAAACAACTTCAAGTATTATCAGAACAATTAAGATCAAGTGAACAAAAGGTAGATTTAGACAGACTCTACGAAGATGATCCAGCGGAGTATGTTCGTGTTAAAGCAGAACAAGATCGTAGGAAAGAACTTTTAGAAAAATCTAATCAAGAGCGAGAAAGAATACTTGCTGAAAAGCAAGAGGAACAAGGAAAACAATATAATTCTTACCTCGAACAGCAAAGACAACTTCTTGCTCAAAAATTACCAATTTACGCTGACAAAGAAAAAGGTGCAGATTTTGTTAAAAATTTAACAAACTACGCTAAAGAGATTGGTTATACCGATCAAGAAATAAATATGTTAGTTGACCATAGATCAGTAATTATGTTAGCCAATGCTTATCGTTACGATAAGTTAAAAAAAGCTAACCTTAAAAATAAAAAAGTTACTAAAGTATCTAGGGTAGTAAGTTCATCTAGTCCAAAAATTCAAGATGATAGTGATGTTGCAAAACGTATGAAATCTAAAAAAGCAACTCTTAAAAGAACAGGAAAAGTAAATGATGCTGTTTCTGTTTTACAAGAATTGTATTCTCAATAACAACATAGAAAGGAATAAGTAATGGCACAACCAACTAATACTTTTGATACCTATGATGGTGCAAACTCTATAAGAGAAGATTTAGCTGATGTAATTTATAATATTTCACCGACTGAAACTCCTTTTATGAGCAACGCATCAAAAGGTACAGCAACAAACACACTTTACGAATGGCAGACAGACTCATTAGCTGATGCCGCCGCTAACGCACAAATCGAAGGTGATGACTACACAGGCGATGCAAGAACTGCAACTGTAAGACTTAATAACCAAACACAAATCTCAGCAAAGTCAGTAACTATTTCAGGTACAGACGATGCTGTAGATAACGCTGGTATGTCAACACAGATGGCTTATCAACTTGCAAAGATGGGTAAAGAAATCAAGCGAGACATTGAAAGAGCATTAGTAGGTGTCGAAAATGCAAAAGTCGCTGGTAATGCAACTACAGCTAGAGAAACAGCATCTGTTGGAACATGGTATGGTGGTAACAAACCAGGTACATCTTCTGCGGCTGGTAACTTCTCAACTAATGGTTCACCTTCAGCAACTCCAGCTGGTACAGGTGCAACAGCAATCGCTGGTGGTACAAACAGAACTTACACAGAGCTATTATTAAAAGCTGGTCTTTTAAAAGCTTTTGAACTAGGTGGAGAGCCTGAAACAGTAATGATGTCACCATCACACAAGCAATTAGCTTCAGCTTTTAATGGCGTGGCAACGAAATACAAAGATGCGAGTGACAAAGTATCAATCGGTACTACTGACATTTATGTATCTGATTTCGGTGAAGTGGCTTTCGTACCAAACAGACATCAAAATGCAAACAGAGTAGATATCCTACAAATGGATATGTGGAGTGTGGACTTCCTAAGACCATTCCAAACTACTGATCTTGCAAAGACTGGTGACTCTGACAAGAAGTTACTCTTAGCTGAGTATGCTTTATGTGCAAAAGCACCAAACGCAAACTACGGAATATTTAACTTAACTGCATAATTGTAGCTAAAGGACTGGGGGTGTTTAATGCACCCCCTTTATTTATAGAGAGGAACAAATGGCAATATTTACAAACAAAAAACATACATCTAAATTGTTTAAGGTTGTTGCAAACGCAAAAAAATCAGATCAAATGACTTCTAAAGGCACTGGTAAAAAACAATCAAAACAAACATCAATGGGTGATCGTAAATACGATCCAATGTTAAGCATTTCAGGTAATCAAGGTTTATCCATGAAAGACACTGTAGATGCGATGATAGCTAAAGCGATAAAGTAATGAGTAAAAAATTCTCACTGAACGATCCTAACGATCAGTCATCAGTAAAAACAAATCTTATTGTTGATGAAGCTGAGAATAAATTTCATATTGAAAACTATCAAGACCAAGCAACTATTAAAGAAATCTTAGATTCAAACAAAGTAGCACAAAATGAAGGTGCATATAAAGCAAAAGCATTTGAGCATGAAAAAGGATATCGTGTTGCAAGACTACCTAACATTGTAGTTCATCAATTAGCTAAAAAAGGCATCTTAAATTATAATGGTAAAGTCATAGACAAGCCTAGATTTTTTCGGTGGTTAAACGACTCTGATAACAGACATTTTAGAATATATACAGGTAACTTATAATGGCAATAGACACATACTCCAATCTTAAAACATCAATAGCAAACTATCTTAATAGAAGTGATCTCACAGCATATCTTGGTGATTTTATAACTCTTACAGAGGCAAGATTGAACAGAGAGTTACGAGTTAGAGAAATGGTAAACTCAGATACATCAACTACTACAGTTACTGGTACACAAAGTTATGCTTTACCGACAGGTTATATAGAAGCAACCACAGTAATATTTCAAAGTGATCCTTACTGCACATTAAAATTTATAAACAATAGTGATTTTTACAACAAGTATAATGCAAGTCAATCTCGAGGCAAACCTACATTTTTTACTATTCTCGGTACAAATATTCTTTTAGGTGTAGCACCTGATTCAGCTTCAACATTACAAATAAATTATTACAAAAAATTAGATACTCTTTCTGATAGTAATACAACAAATACAATATTAACAAATTATCCTGAACTATATTTATATGGAGCATTAGCAGAGTCAGCTCCCTTTATTATGCAAGATGAAAGAATAAACACATGGGGTGCATTGTATAAAGAGGCATTAAAAAATGCAAATGAATCATCATCAAGAGGATCAACAACTACATCACCATTACAGATGTCAACACCACAGGTGGCATAGATGATTGAATTTGGTGATTTACAAGCCGACCTTCCTTCTTATGAAAACTCAGGTGCATTAGTTGTAGATAATGTACTACCTCTTGCAAAAGGTTATAAAAGCCTAGCTGGTTTTCAGGCATTAAGTGGCACAGGTTTAACAGGAAGTGCAGTAGGTTTATTTACAAGTTTTAGTGCCAGTGGTTCTACTAACTATGCTGGTGACGCTACTAAATTATATCAGATGAACTCCTCTTTAGTTTTTCAAGATAAAAGTAAAGCTGGTGGTTACAGTAATTCTACTACAGAGAACGCTAGAGACTTTTGGGCTTTTACACAGTTTGGTTCTAACATTATAGCTACTAACTTTGCAGACAACATACAAAAGTTTACAGAAGGAACAAGTAGTGCTTTCAGTGATCTCGTAGCTCTTAAAGCAAAATACATCGCAGTTATAAGAGACTTTGTTGTATCAGGTTATACAAACGAGTCAGGTACAGTTTATAACCAAAGAGTAAAGTGGTCAGGTATTAATGACAGTTCTACATGGACTCCTAGCCAATCTACACAGTCAGGTTTTCAAGATATTGTAGGATCACATGGTAATATCCAAGCGATAGTCGGCGGTGAATCTGCTGGTGTGATCTTTATGGAAAAAGCAATCTATAGAATGTCTTATGTGGGTGTACCCTTGATATTTCAGTTTGATAAGATTGCAGATAACATTGGAGCATTTGCTCCTAAGTCAGTAGCTTCTTATGGAAACATGGTTTTCTTTTTGGCACAAGATGGTTTTTACAAACTAACAGGTGGTCAACAATTAACACCAATAGGTAATGGTAAAGTCGATAACTTCTTCTTTGACGATCTATCTTCTAACCTTGATGGTATTACATCTGCTGTCGATCCTAACAATAGTATTGTTGTGTGGTCTTATCGTGGATCGGGTGCTACAGGAACAACTAATAACAAATTATTAATCTACAACTATGCAGTAGATAAATGGAGTACAGGCAGTGGACAGGACTTAGAGTTTATTGCTAGTGCCTCACAAGAAGCATTTACAACATTAGAAAGTTTAGATGTTTTAGGTGACTTAGATAACTTACCAAAATCATTAGACTCTTACTTTTATAAAGAAGGTATTGTTGGTCTAGCTGGATTTAACTCTGATAATAAGTTTGGAAAGTTTATTGCAAACAGTTTATCAGCAACTGTAGATACTACTGAGTTTGAAGGTGCAAAAGGTAAAAGATCAACCTTAATTAATTGCAGACCTATTGTTGATGGAACTACAAATACCTCTGTAACTGTAACCCCTATTACAAGGCAATCACAACTTGATACAACAACAAATGGCACTGCTACTGGCACTAACGATACTGGCACTTGTCCTTTACGATCTACCTCTCGGTATCATCGTATTAGGGTAAATGTCACAGGAAATTTTAACACCATGTCAGGAGTTGACATAGAAGCGAGACCTGAAGGTGGCAGATAATCAATTTCCTCAAGTTCCATTATCAATACCTGATACTGGACAACATCTAAGATTAGTTTCAACATCATTGAACAATACGATCAATGGTAAACTTAATAGCACAGGAACAATAACATTAACTGCTAGTGCAACATCAACAACTTTAACAGATGCTCGTATTAGTGGTAATTCTGTGATAATGTTTATGCCAACAACAGCGAATGGAAGGACAGCACTCAACGGACTTCATGTATCTGCTAGAGCAGATGGAAGTGCTACACTAACTCATGCGAGTTCAGGAAACTCTGACCAAAACTTATCATACTGTGTCATTGGGTAGTATTATTACTAGAGTTCCTAGCGAAGATGTTGAATTTAT